CGCAGTGTCTAACCTTTCACAAGATTTTTTGTAATTTTTTAGGGTAGGGGGGGATTGGTTTTGAAAATTTGGAAAGGAGGGTAAAAAATGGCTAGATTAACATGTCCAGGTTACTTGGATAATGATGCTAAAAAAGAATGGAGAAGAATACTAAAACTTTTTGCTGAAGAAGAAAAAGAAATAACAGAAAAAGATTCTAAAGCATTGGAAAGATATTGTATAAACTATTCAGACACTCTAAAATTTTCAGCTTTATTAAAGGAATCGGGATATTTAATTTATAGCCCTAATGGATATCCTCAACAGCATCCTTATTGCCAACTGAAGAAAAATGCAGAACAAGAAATGAGAAATTGGATGAAGGAGTTAGGATTAACACCAGCATCAAGAGCACGTATGAATAAGAAGATAATTAAAAGTAAAGATGAAGATGATCCTGAGATGGAAGAAATGGTTTCTAAATGATAACGCAAGATGAAATCAAAATAAAAGAGCATTTAAACAAAAAAATTCTTATTCAAAAAGAATATATTCTAGATAAAGTTATAGATAAGCAAAAAGAAAAATATGATAATGAAAAGTATTTTTTTGATGAAAGTGAAGCTAGAAAAATATTTAAATTTCTATCAAAGTTAACTTTAGATAAGGGCAAAAAAGGAAGTAAAGTAAAGTTATTAAGATTTCAATTTGAAATTTTAACATCAATATTATGTGTGAAAAATAGAGAAACTGGTTTTAGAAGATTTAAAGAAGCACATTTAAATATTGGTAGAAAAAATGGTAAAGGTTCTTTAGTGGCTTGGATTATAATTTATCTTTATTTCACTCAAGATACTTATGGAGCAGAATATATTATAGTTGCAAATGATATTAAACAAGCAACTAATTTATTTAATACTATTAAATTAACTATAAATAATAATAAAACTCTTAGAAAATATGTTAAAATTACAGATTCTAAAAAAGAAATGTATAGAAAAGCAACTAATAGTACATTAAGAGTATTGTCAAATGAAGGTGGAAATTTAGATTCATACGCAAGTTATATTGTGGTATTAGATGAAGTTCATGAATATAAAAGTGATGAAGCATATTCAAAGCTTATAACTGGTATGGGATTATGGGATGATCCTATAATGTTTACCACAACAACTGCATCTAGTGGAGAAGATGAAGCTAACCTAGAATATCAAATGTATTCATATTCTAAGCAAATAGAGAGTGGTGAAGTTGATGATGAATCATTTTATTATGCTATCTATGAAGCTGAAAAAGATTGTGATATTTTTGATATTGACGAATGGTCAAATGCGAATCCTGCTTTAGGTTGCTTCAAAAAGATAGATGATTTTATAAAGTTAGCAAAAAAAGCACTTGCAATGAAGACATTTGCTGCTAAGTTTAGAAGATTATATTTGAATCAACATATTGCTACAGACAATATAAAAAATGCTATAAATATGGACTTATGGCGTAAATGTACTAAGAAAATAGAATTAAAAGAGCTTAAAGAGTATAAAATATGTTGGTGTGGTTTAGATTTATCTTCAGTAAAAGATATAACAGCTTTTGTAATGGTGTTTTATGATGAAGATAGAGAAAAATATATAGTATATCCACATCTATTTACTCCAAAGGATACTATCATGGAAAGAGAAGATGAAGATAAAAATCCATATAGTGAATGGATAAGTAATGGAGATTTAATAGCATTAGAAGGAAAATATATAAATTTTGAGCTTATGATGGACTATATATATAATTTAAATAATGATTTTGATTTTGAAAAACTTGGTTTTGATAGATGGGGAAGTCCTACTATATTAAATAGATTGGAGGGAGCTTGGGATATAGTTCCTTTAGGACAAGGTTTTCAAACTATGACACCATTTATTAATGATTTTGAAGCTTTATTAATAGATGAAAGATTAATAATAGCAAAAAATGAAGTTTTTGAATTTATGGCTAAAAATGTTATTGCAGTTTATGATGATGCAATGAATGTTAAATATAGTAAAAAGAAATCTAAGTTTAAAATTGATGGAATAATTGCAATGATTATGGGGCTAGGATTAGCTGTAGAAGAAAATGAAGTATCACATTATGATCCATTTGCAGAATTAGAGGAAATTGAGGAGTGATAAAGTGAAAAGAAGATTTAAAAAGATAGTAAATAAATTTAAAGAGAAGTTATTTATAGCAGATTTGTTAATAATAATTTCTTTTTTTATATTCTTTTTTACTACATTCAGTTTAAATAAATATATTGCTATGTACTTATTAGGATTTGGAATATTTATATTAAGTTATTTTATACAGAAGAGGTGAATAGTTAATGTTTTGGGATAAGATTGAACATAGAAATACAGAAGAAACTATAAAAAAATATACTTTTAGTGAATTAATAAATAATGACTTTGATTCAGTCCCAGACATTGAGCTTAAAGAAACTACTTATTTTAAGTGTATAAAGTATATAAGTGAAAGTGTTGCTAAATGTCCTATTGTAGTTAAACAAAATAAAAAAGATGGTGAATATGAAGCATATAATCATAGTTTGTATGAAAAATTAAGATTAAGACCTAATCCATACATGACAGCTATAGATTGTATAAAAGCTTTAGTTGTATTAGGAGAGCATTTTGGTATAGGTGGATTATATATAGATAGAATTAATAATGATCTTTATCCAGTTAAGATAAGAAATATCATAATAGATGATAATGGGTTATTAGAAGGAAACTTAAATAAAGTTTTGGTTGAATTTAATATGCCTAATCAAGAAGGAAGTTGTTTTGATAGAGACATAATATTATATAAGCCAGGAATAAGTTTTGATGGAATAAGAGCAAAAGCAACTAAAGAGCTATTATGGAGCACTTTAAAAACAAATTTAAAAGGTCAAAATTATTTAGGAAAATTATTTGATAATGGACTTACTAATAAGATTCTAATACAGCTTGCTAGTGATATAAAGGATGAAAAAGAATTAAAAAAAATACAAGCTAAATTTAAAAGACTATATGACAATGATGGAAGATTTATAACTGCTCCAGCAGGGTATAAATTAGAAACATTAAATTTAAGTCTTGCAGATGCACAATTTGAACAAATAAGAAAGTTAAGTAGAAGAGAAATAGCAAATTGCTTTGGATTAAGTCCTTCACAAATAGGAGACTTAGAGGATAGTAATAATAACAATATGGAAATGCAGAATTTAAGTTTTTTAACTGATACACTTTTAATAAAGTTTCAACAAATAGAGCAGGAATTAGATTGGAAATATTTAAGTACAGGTGATAGAAAGAATGGTTTTAAGTGTAGATTTAAGCAAGAAGTTATGCTAAGAACTGATCCTAAAACTCAATCAGAAATTATAAATTCGTATGTTCAATCAGGAGTATATTCTTTAAATGATGCAAAGAGTAAATTAGGAATTCCAAAAGTAGAAGGTGGAGATAGTATTCTTGTACCTTCAGGATATTATAAATTAGAAGATTTAAGTAAAATAACAGTTAAAAAAGGTGGTGGTGGAGATGAATAGAGATGATGAATTTAGAAGTTTTAATACTTTTGAAGTTAGAGCTGTTGGAGAAGGTGAGGAAAAACAAATTCATATTCAAGGATATGCTTTAAATTTTAATACATTAAGTGAAGATTTAGGTGGTTTTAGAGAAACTATAGCCAGAGGTGCATTAGATGAATGTGATTTATCTAATGTTGTTCTAAACTTTAATCATAATAACAATATGATTTTAGCTAGAAATAATAAAAATGAAGGTATTGGAAGTTTAAATTTATCTATTGATGATAAAGGATTATTTTTTGATGCTATTCCAACAGACACAAGTTATGCAAGAGATCTGATAACTAATATGGAAAGTGGAATTGTAGGTAAATGTAGTTTTGCTTTTTGGTTAGATTGGTCAGATAGAGATGCACAAACTTGGGAATGGGATGATGGGAAAAAAGGATATGATTTTAGGACAATAAATAAAATCGCTAGAATAAGTGATTGCAGTATAGTTGTTAATCCAGCTTATGAAAGTACAAGCTCTAGTACATATAAAAGAAGTAAAGAGCAATATGAAAAAGATAAAAATAAAATTAATGAACTAGAAAATATGAAAAGAAATTTAGAATTAATAGATATAGAAGATGAAATATTTTTAAATCAGGAGGAATATTAAAATGGGAATAAAAGAATTAAGAGAAAGATATGAAGCGCTAAAATCTGAATTAAGAGAATTTATAGAAGCTGGTGATTTAGAAAAATCAAAAGCAAAGGAAAAGGAAGTAAAAGAAGCAAGAGAACTATTAAGAATAGCAGAGGATCAAGAAAAAGAGGATAGAGAGAGAATATTAAATCAGAAAAGAGTAAAAGAAGATAGAAAAATAACAAGAGAAGAAGAATTAAGAGCAATAGCTGCAATAGCATTAAAAAGAGGTTCTGAATTAACAGATGAGGAAAGAGGAACAATAGTAAGTTCAGGTAATTCAGCTATAATACCAAAGCAGTTTGTAGATGACCTTATAGAAATAAAAAAAGGATATGGATCATTAAAAGAATATTGTGATGTAATACCTGTTACAAAGAATGAAGGAACAATTCCAGTAATAGATTATGACCAAAATGAACTTGCAGATGTAGTAGAAGGACAAGATATAGTGGAAGGTAATTTAGTAACAACTGATGTATCATTTAAATGTACTAAAGTAGGATTGTTTCAAAAGGTAAGTTCTGAAACTGTTGATGATGCTGCTATTGAAGTTGATACTTTAATAAGAAAAAACTTTAGTGAAATTTCTACAGTAAAAGAAAATAAGAAGATAATAACACTTATAAATAAAAATGCTACAGCAGTTGAAGAAGCAACTGATTATGATGCTATAGAAAATGCTATAGATAGTACTGCTCCATCTGCAAAAGCTGGAATTGTTACATTATGTAATAGTGCAGGGTATTGCTTATTAAATAATAAGAAAGATACCCAAGGAAGACCATTAAATTTAATTACAGCTGGTGTAAATGGTGCTGAATATTTCCATAATAAACCTATTGCTCAATTTGACGATAGTTTAGTTACTCCAACAAAAGAAAAAAAAGCAGTATTCTTTGTTTTAAACTTTAAGGAAGCTGTAAAATTTATTGATAGAAAACAAATAACAGTTGCAACTGGTAAAGAAATTAAAGATGATACAGATATGTGGAGTATTTTAGAAAGAATAGATGTAGTATCTGGTTCTAAGAGAACTATTAAAAAAATAGAATTATAATTTTTAGAAGGGATTTATTATGGTAAGTCTTGAAGAAGCAAAAAATTATTTAAGAGTAAGCGAGGATAATGAACGAGTAGATAATGAAATACAAGACTATATACAACAAGCAGGAATATATATAGATAGTTGTTGTGGCTTAGCTTATAAAAAATATGATGATAAAGTAAAATTAGCAGATTTACTTGTTAAGAAAATAGTAAATGATTTATATGAAAATGCTGGTATGATATTAGAAAAAAAAGGTGGATATGATAGAATATCAGAAACAATTTTAGATATATTAGCGAATTGCGGTGATTGAATTGGCTAGATTAAATAATTGGATATCAATAAAAAAGCTAGAAGAAAAAATTATAAAAGGGAGAAGGCAACCTGCTGAGCCAACTCCTTTTTTTGATTGTTGGGCTGAAGTACTAGATTTATATGGTAAAGAATTATATGAAGCTATGGCTATGAAATTAGAGAATACAGTAATATTTAAAGTTAGATACTGCAAAAAGTTAGAAGAACTTAGAAATAAAGAGAATTTCATAGTTGAATGGCAAGGTAGACAATATGAAATATATTATCCTGATTTCTTAGGATATAAAAAGGATTTTCTAAAACTAAAATGTAAAGAGGTGCTTTAATGATTAATATGGAGTTTGTTGGATTAGATGAACTTGTAAAAACAGTAGAGAGCATTTCTACAAATGAAGGGTTAGAAAGAGTAAATAAAGATATACTTAAAGATTGTAGTGAATTAGCTTATGATACTGTAAAGCCTAAAATTCATAAAAGTAAAGATAATTCTAAGAGTGGGAGGAAAGGAAGCAGACCACCAGGGCATGCAAGTGATAATATTCCTAAACCTAAATTTAGAAAGAAGAATGGAAACTTATATGTAATTATAGGATGGGATAAAACGGATAATAGTCCTTATTATTATATGAAGATGGAAGAGTGGGGAACAACTAAAAGACCTCCACATCATAGTTTTGGTACTGTTAATAAATTGTTGAAAACTAAATATGATACTATTGCTATGTATCATTATGAAGCTCTTGTGAAGAAATTAGAAAAGTAGGTGATATATTGGAGTTTGATATTATTGCTTTGGTAGCTGATAGTTTAAGTAGTTTAGATATTCCAGTATTTGAAGGTTGGTATGATGAAGAGCTAAAAAAAACACATATTACATTCTTTGAATATTTAGAAGCTCCAGAGGATTTTTTAGATGATGAAGAAGTTTCAATTACTCATAATATACAAGTTGATATATGGACAACTAATAGTGAAGAAGGATTGAAGTTAAAAAATAAGGTCAAGAAATTATTAAAAGATAATGGATTTTTATTAGAGGATAGTAATGATCAATTTGAAGTAGATGTGAAAATTTATCATAAAGCTATGAGATTTAATTATAGCGAAGAATTAGATTAAGAAAGGTGGCGTTGATATGGCACAACCAAAAGGATTAAAAGATTTATATGTAGCACCAATAACAGAAGATAGTGCTGAAAATTATACTACTGGTAAACCAGTTAGATTAATGAAGGCAGCTAGTGTAAAAACAAAATTAAAATATACGAATGAACCAGTATATTTTGATGATGTTCAAGATGAAAGTGACAATGATTTTGAAGAGGGAACTATAGAAATCGAAGGGGATTATCTATCAAGAAAAATAAGAGAAATGATAAGAGGTCATAAAAATTTAGGTGGAATGACTGCTATAAATGCTGACGATAAAGCTAAAGATGTAGCTATAGGATATAGAACAAAATTAACTAATGGATTATATAAATTTTATTGGTGGTATAGAGTTAATTTTGGCGAAGAAGAGGATGAAGAGGCAGAAACAATAGCTAAAAAAGGAAAAAGACAAAATGCAAAAATAAAAGGAACTATAATACCACGAAAAAAAGATCGTAATATTGGTGTCGATGCAGATGAAATGGATCTTGCTGATGCAGGAAGTGCAAAAGAGGTTTTAGATGGATGGTTTGGACAAGTTCAAGAACCTAAAAGTTTAGGAACAGAAAAGAAAGTGAGTGAGTAACTATGAAGATAGAGATAAATGGTACTACATATGATAGTGGAAAAATAGTAAGAAAAAAGTATAGAACATATACTGAAGCTAAAGCTAAGATAAATGAAAAAGAGGAAAAGAAAATTGATTATACCGATGATGATTTAGAATTAATGGAAGATACAATAGTAACTATATATGATAATCAATTTACCAAAGAAGATATAGATGACAATTTAGATGTTGCTGAAATCATATTTGAATTTATGAAGTGTGATATAGAGATAGTAGGAAAACTAGATAAGAATATAGATAAGGCACAAAAGGCTTTTACGAAGGGCAAGAAATAAGTGATTTAAATATTTCTTGCAATAGAAAAAGAATTTATGCAACTGATATAACTGGATATAAGTATAAAAAATATCTTGAATATAAAAATACGATTAATGGATTAGATTTAATATATAGAATTATAGATTTAATATTTGATGGAAATATTAAAAAAAATAATTTAGATAAGTTAGATATAAAAGAGTTATATTATATTTTTAATTTTATAGAAATTTATATCAGGAATGAAGTTGTAGAAAGATTTAAATCTTTAGGATCAGTACAGGAAATTAAAATTGAAAAAAGTATCTTTGATGAATATGACAAAGAAGAAGGATATGAAGAAGAAAGAGAAATAACAATATATGAAAATCTTCTTGATACATTATATAGTATTTTTAGATTTGCTAGAAAACAATGTAACATGAGTTTAAAAGAATGTTTAGATATTTCTATAGTTGATTTATTAGATTATATAAATTCAGAATTTGAATATTTAGAAGATAATAAAGACAAGGATTATACAGATGTATAGTCCTTTTTATTTTGTTGAAGAAAGGAGGTTGATTAATGGGTGCTAATGTAAAAATAGGAGCAAATACATCTGACTTTCAAAAGCAAATGAAGGATATGGTAAGAGAGCTTAAATCTCTTGGCAGTACATTTAATTTAGCAAGTACTCAGGCTAAATTATTTGGTAATGCTAATGAACAATTAAAAGTAAAACAGGCTGAGCTTACTAAAAAAATGAAACTTCAAAATAGAATGATTAATTTACAAAAAGAAGCAATTAATAAGTTGACTAATGATGTTCAGAAGCAAAAAGAAAAAAGAGAAGAATTATCTAAAAAAATAGAAGAAGTAACTAAAAAATATAAAGAAAGTTCTGAAGCTACTGGGAAGAATAGCGAGGAAACAAAAAAGTTAGGAAAATCTTTAGCTGATTTAAAAGAAGAATATGCTAGGAATGAAAGAGCAATAGATTCATCTAATAGAAAAATAGATACTGCAAATATGAAAATGAATAAATCTAAGACAGAGCTATTAGAAAATAAAAAAGCTTTAGAAGAGGTTGATAAGAAATTAAAAGATATCAATTTAGATAAATTCTCTCAAAAAATGGACAAGGTAAGCAATACTACAGGGAAGGCGGCTAGTGCTTTAAAACCAGCAGCAATAGCTGTTACTGGATTTGGTGTTGCTGCTGCAGTGACAGAAATGAAGTTTCAGGATGGTATAGCAAATATAAATACTCTTTTAGATGACCAAAGTCATTTAGAAGGATATAAAAATAAAATAATGGAAGTATCAAACCAAACAGGAATTGATTTGAAGATTGTAACAGATGGTATGTATCAGGCTATTTCATCAATTGGAGATGGAGGAGCAGAAACAGAGAAGATATTTGATACTATGGCTAAAAGTGCTAAGGCTGGTGGAGCAGAGGTTAAAGATGCAGTTGCTTTAATTAGTGCAGGAATGAAAGGATATAATCAAGTTAATGATGAAACAGCGAAGAAGATAAGTGATTTAGCCTTCCAAACAGCTAAGTTGGGAGTAACAACTTTTCCAGAAATGGCTTCAAGCATGCAACCATTATTCCCACTAGCAAGCAATTTAAATTTATCAATGACAGATTTATTTACTAATATGGCTACATTAACAGGGGTTACAGGAAACACTTCAGAAGTATGTACCCAGTTAAAAGCAGTATTTAGTAACTTGATTAAACCAACAGCAGATATGCAAAAATTAATGGAGAAATATGGCTTCCAAAATGGTCAAGCAATGTTAAAAAGTGAGGGCTTAATTGGTACTTTAAAAATATTACAAAAAGAAACTGGTGGACAATCAGATAAAATGGGAAAACTTTTTAGTAGTACTGAAGGACTAACAGCAATTACAGCATTAACAAGTTCACAGTTTGATACGTTGGCAGATAAGTCTAAGAAAATGAATGAGGCTATAGGAACAACTGATTCAGCTCTTGCAAAAATAAATAATACTACTGGAAATGATTTAAGAACATCTTTAAACTTAGCTAAAAATAGTCTAGTTGGATTTGGTGAAGTATTAGCACCATTTATTTCTTTAGCTGCTAAGGGAATAGGTGGTATAGCTAAAGCTTTTGGTGGATTAAGTGAAGGGCAAAAAAAGGCAGTAGTGGGAATAGGAGCTTTTGTAGTTGGTTCTTATGGAGCTTTAGCAGTAACAACTAAAGTTACAGGAACAATAAGAAATGCCATTAAAGATTATAAAGCATTTAGAGATGTTATGGAAAAATTAAAAATTGCTACAAAGTTACAAACAGCAGCACAGAAAGCTTTAAATTTTGTTACTGAAATGTCTCCAGTAGGAAAAATTATATTAGTCGTTGGATTAGTAGTAGGAGCTTTAACTTATTTATATAATCATTGCGAGTGGTTTAGAAATGGAGTTAATAAAATATTTAGTGGACTTATAAAGTTTTTTACAGAAACAGTACCTAATAAATTAAAGCAGTTAATAAATTTCTTTAAAAATGATTGGAAGGAAATTTTGTTGCTTATAGTTAATCCTTTTGCTGGAGCTTTTGCATTAGCGTACAAGCATTGTGAAGGATTTAGGAATGGAGTGGACAAATTATTTTCAAATATTAAAGAGTTTTTTACTAAAAGTATTCCTGATTTCTTTAAGTGGTTAATATCTAAACTTACACAATTTAAAACAGACTTCATAAATAAAATAAAAGAGTTTGGTACTATAATAAAAACTAGAATAAAAAATTATATAGAAGAAGCAAAATTTATATTTAGTAATTTACCTAAACTTATGGGGATATTGATAGGAAAAATTGCAGGAGAAATTTATAAGGGATTTTTAAAAATAAAAATATTTATCACTAAAACTATTCCAGATACAATAAATTCTATAAAGCAATGGTTTGCACAGCTTCCTGAAGCAATAGGGAAACAATTACTTGATTCATATATGAAAGTAAAGACATGGGGAAATAATTTATATATTTCAGCAAAAAAGACAGGTAAGGATTTTATATATGGAGTGATAGATTATGTTAAGGAACTACCACATAAAATTTGGAATAAGATTACTGAAGCTTATGATGGAGTTACTACATGGGGAAATAATATGTACCAAGAAGCTAAGAAAGTGGGAAAGGAATTTGTTGATTCTATAGTAGATCATGTTAAAGAACTACCAACAAGATTTAAAAATTGGTTAAAAGAATCTTGGAATAAGGTAAGTGCATGGGGAGAAGATTTAAAGACTGCTGGTAAAGAGAGTGGTAAAAAGTTAGTTGATTCTATAGTAGATACAGTAAAAGCTATACCAGGACAAATGAAAGAGATAGGTAAAAATATAGTTCATGGGATTTGGGATGGTATAACAGGTGCTATTGGATGGATAAAAAGTAAGATAAAACAATTTTGTGATGGAATTGTAGAAGGATTTAAAAGTTCTTTAGATATACATTCTCCATCTAGGGTGTTAAGAGATCAGGTTGGTAAATTTATGGCTCAAGGTGTTGGAGTAGGTTTTGTCAATGAAATGGAAGATATAAATTTAGATATAAAGCAAAGTTTGGATAGAACTATAAATACTAATATAGTACCTTCTATATCAAATGTTGACTTAGAAAAAATAAATACAAAACTTAATAATACAAACAATAATAATATAGTAGTTGTAATTGAAAATGTAACTAATTTAGATGGTGAAGTAATCAGTACTAAAGTATATAAGAAAGTAGCTAAACAAATGAAAAGTGATGAAAATAGTTATAGAGTTACTAAAGGAAAGAAGGGAGGTCGAATATGTGCATAAATATTTTATTTGGTTCAATAATTGCACAGATTTAGAAATAGGAATTAAGGCAGTAAAAAGACCATTCTTCCCTTCACTAAAAAAGAGATATAGAGAACAACAAATTGATGGTAAGGATGGGACTGACTATAAAATTATAGGTTATGAAAATAGAATTTTGGTTGTAGAGTATAACTTTATTGATAGGAAAAATATTCATGAAAAAGTAAGAAGAATAAGAAGATGGCTAGATAATATTAAAGATAAAAGATTATGGGAAGGAGATGATCCTTCTTATTTTTATATAGTTAAGAAAGTTGAATATGATGATATAGAAAGAAAATTAAAAACAATAGGTAAATTCAAAGTTACTTTTACCCTAGACCCCTTTGCATATAGTTTTTATGGAGCTGAAGAATTAAAAATAAATAATGGGGACATGCTTTATAATGGTGGAGATTTTGAAAGTAAACCAATAATAACTATACAAGGAGAAGGAGATATAAAGTTATGGATAAATGAAAGTTTAATAGAATTAAATTTAACCATGGGAAAAACAACTATAAATTCTAAACTTGAATTATGTTACAAAGATACTTTAGATAATCCAACTAATAAGTACATGAAGGGAGATTTTCCTGTTTTAAAATTAGAGGAAAATACAATTAGATGGGAAGGAAATATAGAGAGTATAAATATAATTCCTAATTATATTTATTATTAAGCTTATGGGGAAAGTACAATTATATAAATTTAATAATAAGAATTTTGTTAATAATGGAGATATGATATTAGAACCTTCTAAATGTACTTTGAAAATGGAATTAGTAACTGGATTAAATGAAGTAACAATGGAGCATGAATATGATGAAGAGGAAAGATGGAAATATATTTCTAGAGATGATGTTATAAAAGTTAGTACACCATATAAAAAAATACCAGAACAACTTTATAGAATCTACGATATAGAAAAAAACTTAGATTATATGAGTGTAAAAGCAAGGCATATATTCTATGACTTAGTTGACATATATATTAAGGATTTAACTAGAGAGGAAAATATATTTGATGTTAGATGTGTAAATTGTAATGGACAACAAGCATTAGATAAAATTTTAAAAGGGACAGAGTTTAAAGGACATTCAGATATAGAAAAGATAGCAACATCTTATTATTTTAGAAAGAAGATAGTACAAGCAATAGGTGGAGATGATAAAGAAAATTCTTTTTTAAGTAGATGGGGAGGAGAATTATTTTTAAATAATTTTGATATTTACTTAAATAAAAGAGTAGGAGAAGATAATAATGTTAGAATTGCATATAAAAAGAATTTAACAGGTTTAGTTGAAACAATAGATATGGATAGTTTAATAACTAGAGTAATACCAACTGGTTATGATGGTATCTGTATAAGTGGAACAACTCCATGGGTAGATTCTCCATTAATTAATAATTATAGTCATGTGTTTGAATCAGAGCAAAGATTTGAAGATATTAAGTTAAAAGGGACACAAAATAATAAAGGTGAAAATGCAGAGGGGTTTGATACACAAGAGCAGGTTAATGAAGCGTTAAAAAATAAAGGTAAGGAGCTTATAAGTAAAGGGATAGATAAGCCGTTAGTAAATTATAGTGTTCAATTTATTCCTTTATCAAGTACTGAAGAATATAAAGAGTATAAGTCACTAGAAGAGATTTTATTAGGAGATACAGTATATATAGAACATAAACCATTAGATATTAATATTAAAGCTAGATGTATATCATTTGAATATGATTGTTTAAATGAAGAAATGTTGAATTGTGAAATAGGAAATTATTTAGACACATATGCATCAGCACAAGCAGATAAGAGTGTAACATTTGATACTATTGCAGGAAGCTTTGATGGTGATGGGAATTTAGGTGGCGAAAATATAATTGGAGCAATAAATGCTATGAAAGCTCCATTATTAGCACAAAGAGATAGAGCAAAAAAATTAGATATAGTTGCTTGGATTCAAGAAGTTTTGGATCCAAATGATCCTGATTTTGGATGTGTTCAAGGTGGGACAAAAGGGATTCTTTTATCTGATAAAAGATTAAGCGATAATTCAGGGTGGGACTTTAAAACGGCTATAACTCCAAAAGGAATAATAGCTGACGAATTAATAGGTATTTTAACAACAGTTTTAATACGGAATATGGATAAAAGCTTTGAGATAGATTTAAAGAAAGCTGGCGGAGCTTTATTTAGAAACAATGGAAAAGATGCAATAAAGATAGAAAATAATATGATTAAGCTTTATAATTGGAAAAAGAACGGCGACTATATAGGTGCGTTAATGTCATTGGTTCAAGGAGATGATGAAAATAAGCCATTGATTGGGTTAGCAAATGATATTGATAGTGCAATGTCTCTTGGATATGCTGTTGAAGGTAAGACAAAAGTTCCTTCTTATATTGCGTTTGATAAATATAACATTTTAGATGATTCAAGTGGAAAGCCAGTAAGAATATATGAAGAAGTAGATTTTAAAGGGAACAAAGTTTATAACATAGATATTCGTTCAGACAATGGCAAGAATAATATAATGGTCGGGGATCATTTCATAAATATAACTACACCTGATAATGAAATTGTAGTTTCAGGTTCAGGAACAAGAATAGGAAAAGATAAATCTTTGTATTATGATGCTAGAACTGGAGAATTGAGATGTAATGACCTAGTATTAAATGGTGTTATTAAAAATACAAGTGGTACTACTGTGTTTGATCCAAACTCTCCTATAGGTGGAGGCGGTGTAGATACTCTAGGAAATGTTAGTAAAGGAATACCTTCAAGAAAATACTTCAGGTATGTTAAAGGAATAGAAGGACTACAACAATATCCAGGTAATATTGGAGATGGCCAAATAACATATGGTTATGGAGTTACTAAAGCTAATGAGCCAACATACTTTGCTAAATTAGGTAATCCACCTTGTTCTGAAGGAACAGCATCTAAAGTTTTATTTGAATTAATACCAGATAAATATGGTAGCCTTGTAAAAAACCAAATGATTAAAGACGGTGTAGATCTTAATAAAGTGCCTATACATATATTTGATGCTTTTGTAGATTTATGTTATAACTCAGGATATTACAATTCTCGTATGTACAGAGCTTGGATAAGGGGAGCTAGTTTAGATAGTATCTATAACGATTGGCTAACATATGCAACTATGCCTGGAACAATTTTCGAAAACGGATTAAAACGTAGAAGAAAGGAAGAAGCTGAAATGTTTAAAAATGCTAACTACATTATGTCTCCTATTGGAATTTTAAATTCAAGTGGAAGTCAAATAGGTACAGTAAAAGGGGATGGATATTTTCCACCTATAGAAAGTAATAACTTTAAAACAATAAATAATGAGTATGGCAATGGTTGGATTATTCCAGTAAGTAATGGACATGTAACAGCAACATTCCCTTATTATCCTTCAGGGGCTCCACATTCAGGAATAGATTTTGGTGTTCCTATAGGTACACCAGTTAGAGCTTCAAAGCCAGGTAAAGTTATAAAAAGAAGAGAATTAACTACAAGCTATGGCAAATATTTATTTATAGATCATGGCGGTGGATTAATTACTATTTATGCTCATAATAGCGAGTTGCTAGTAAATGAAGGTGATACAGTAAAAGCAGGACAAGTTATAGCTAGAAGTGGTAATACTGGTAATTCATCAGGCCCACATTGTCATTGGGAACTTAGAGTTAATGGTACAGCACAAAATATAGCTCCTTCTTTAAAAGTTGGAGATTTAGTGTAAGAGAGTAGTTTTCTACTCTCTTTTTTATTACAAGAAAGGAGAAGTAATTTATGCAATATTTAGAACCACCTAGAAAAGTTTATATAAATCGAGATGATCCAATAGAAATTAAAGCGGTTGAGCATGATATTAAATCAAGGTTTATAGATTTTAAGTTTCTAGGTGAAATTAATATTATAGATTTAACATATAGTACAGTTAGAATTTCTGGTATAAACCCCAAACATTTTTCTATTTTTGATGAGTTAACTATAGTTGATGGTAAAAAAGGAATTGCAAGATTAGAATTAACAGATGATTTTTTAATTCCAGGAACAGCAGATTATCAACTAACAATCCGTGATTCTAATGGTGGCCGTCTTACTCCACTTTGCTTAGTTAGATTAATTATTTCTAAAAGTTTAGTAGATACTGAAGCTATACAAAGTTCTAATAACTTTTCTGCTTTAGATAAAGCTCTTACAAAAGTAGAAAATTTTAATGATGTAGATGTAAGAAGTAAAGAAAATCAAGCTAACATTAAGAAAAATGTAAAAAGCATTGAGGATTTAAAAAATAATTTAAATACTACAACAGAAAGAATGCAAGACAATACTGAAACTATTATTTATAATCTTAAAAATAAAGAGGGAAGCTATGGGGATTGTATAGTAATAAAAAGCGACGATGGAACTTTTAGTATGATTGATTGCTTTATGGAAGAAAATTATCAAGTTCAAATTCAACAACTAGATAAAATTGGATTAACAAAGTTGAAATATCTTTTTATAACTCATGATCACTCTGACCATGTTGGAAACGCTCCTAAAATTATAGAAAAATATAGACCTGATTTTATAGTTTTTAAAGATGGAATAGATTATTCTAGGCTACCAGCTACAGAGCAAGAATGGGACACTAAAGGATATCACGATAGAATGTTAGCAGCAGCTGATAAATTCAATGTGCAAAAGATAGTTGCTAATGACCAACAATTTAAAATAGGAAAAAATGATTATATAGAAGCTTTCGCATCTAAATTCTATGATTATAGCAATGAAAATAATATGAGTGTTAATTATCTTCTAGTATCTCATGGAACTAAATCATTGTTTCCTGGTGATAGTACAGTAGCTACTGAAACACATTTACAAAACAGAATAGGTAAAATTGATTTATACAAATTAAGTCATCATGGGGCTGACGGTGGAAATAGTGATAAAAGATTTGAAGAATTACAAGCTAGGTATTGCTTAATAGATAGATTAGATGTTTATAAGAAAGATATTATAAAAAACTTTGCTTTAAAGTGCTTGAAGTATGGGGGTAAAGTCTACAGTAATGATAACAACGATATGACAGTATTTAAGATAACTCGAGGAGCTATTTATCCATGTTGTCATGAGTATAAATTACCACTTCAATTCCTGGATTACTATAGTGGTAAATATAAAATGACTAATGAAGCTGGGGGAATTGCAACTAAAGGAATATATCCTTATAAATCAGACTTCTACTTTGTAAAGGATGATGGATTTATAGCAACAAATGAATGGATAAAACATGATGGAATTGATTATCATGCAAGTTCTTCAGGTGCTTTAGATAGAAATTGCTTTATTCAAGGAACTTTTAACGAAAAGCCATGCTATTATTGGATAGATGAAAATTGCAAAATGGTTATAGAGCCTAAACTTATTTATTATAACAATAATACTTATTTAATTAAGTCTAATACATTAATGGCAGAAGAAGAGTTTTATGAATACCAGGCTAACTATTATTATGCTAGTAAAGGTGGAGCATTAAAGAAGAATGAATGGCTTTATAAAGATTCTAACTACTATTGGCTAAAATTTAATGGGGTAATGGCTAGTGAGGAAACCTTGTTTATTGAAGGTAAATGGTATGACTTTAATGGAAGTGGAGTATGTACTAATCCAAGTGCAGGAAGAGATACAAAAGCAAAATAGAAAGGAGAGTGAACTATGAGTGAAATAGGATTAAACATTAATGTTGATTCTTATAATAACGAAGGAATAAAAACAATAAAAGGTAACAATAATGCAGAAATCTATAAACTATATATCTTAAAGAATAAAAGAAGATTAAGTTTAGTAGGTAAGACTGTTAAACTTGGCTATGTAATGGTTGGGACAACAAATGGAGATGTAATAGAAAATTTAAATATTACAAATGCAGAGCAAGGAGAAATAACATTCCCAATAACTAATTCAATTTCTAAAAGAGATGGAGTTTATTCTTGCCAGCTTGCAATTTTAGGAGAAGGAGATTTTTTAGAACATACAGCTACATTCACTTTAACAGTAGAAAATAATATTTTTAGTGATATTACTAAAGCAATAGCAGATAGTAAAGACTTTACTTATTTAGAAAGAATATTAGAAGAAGCTAGTAAGCTAAGTGAAAAGTTAAAAGAAAACACTTCTAGTGCTACTAATGCAAATAGTAATTTAGAATCTAATATAACAGAAGCTAATAATATTAATTCTAAGCTCTTAGAAAATACTTCTACTGCTACTTCTTTAAATAAAAATTTAGAATCTAATATAGATCTAGCTAAAGAAGTTAAAGAAACTATAAAAGATTTAGATAATAAAAATATAGAAGCTACAGAGAAAATACAAACACTAACTGGATTAAATTCTAAAGCTGAAGAACTATCAAATAATATAAATAAAGGACTACCTTTAAATTCAGAATTAGTTAAAAATGTTGAATCAGCTAAAATAGCAAACAATGAATTAATAGCAACTAATAATGATGCTAAAGCTAAGAAAACAGATTTAGATAATTCATTAGAAGAAGCTAAAAAATATATATCTGGACTAGATGGAAGTAAAAATCCAGTTCAAATGCAGTTAGATATAGATATGTTAAAAAATGGACTTAAATCAAATCAATCTTTAAGTTATGAAGGAAGTTCCATTACCGCTGAAAATACTCTTGAAGGCAGAAGCGAAGGTATGCGAATTAAGGGAAAAAATTTACAGAATATAATTAAAATGAGTGATTTTAGCTTAAACAAAATTGGAACATTAGAAAATAATACTTTCAAAATAAATAGAACTAGTAGTTCACAAGTAACAGCTATAGCATTAGGAAAGAAATTTCTTGCAAAATTAAAATCAAATACAGTTTATACTGTCATGGCTAAAATATCTAATAATACACTAACAGGAGAGTTCGCCTTAATTCATCAGTACCAGAATACAATGTTTACTAAAAATTCTGTAATGATTCCAAGAGGCTTTAATGGCATAGTATCTAAAAAATTCACTACAATTGATGACATTTCTTTAGGAGATAGAATAGAGGTAAACTTTCAATCAGTTACTGGATCAATTGATATTGAGAATTTTCTTATATTAGAGGGGGATCACACCAATACTTTTATTGATAATTATTTTGAAGGGTTAAAAAGCTTTGGAGAAGAAGAAAAGGTTGAAGATAAGTATAAAATTAGTATTTTATCTCATGGTAAGAATTTAATAAATATTAATAATTTTAAGATTGTAGATACAACTGGTTCTATGGATATAAAAACAATAAATGAATCTATAAGTATAAAAATGAAAAAATCTCAAGGGTGGACAACCGCTGGAGTGTTTAAATTAAAAGTTAAGCCTAACACGGATTATATATTTGGCAGAAAAATTAAGGTAAACGCTTATGGACATGGGGAATCAACTTGGGGATGTGGATTAATTACAATAAAAGAAAATGCAATTCAGAACGCAAGAAGTCTCCAAGAAGTTGGTAATCCTTCAAGAGAATTTCCTAGTGGTAATGGTGAAAATATAAAAACAGTAAAATTTAATACTGGTAATTGTAACTATATAGGAATATTTGTAAAACCAACAACAGCTCCAGTTTTAGAAAATCAATTAGCTGATTTTATTATTTCGGATTTATTTCTATATGAATCAAATAATGATTATAAATATAAAATATATAAAGAATATAGAAAAGATATTTTAATTAAAGAGCCACTTCATGAAGATAATTATCTTTATGAAGATAATGGACAAGTTAAGGTTTTTAAAAAACAGAAACAATATACTTTTACTGGTGATGAAGACATGGAGTTAAGATTTTCTCAACCTACCGACAACAAGTTAATTCGTTTTGGTGTAAAGAAAGACCTGGGAATAAAGAAAGACAGTCTAATATTATGCAATAGATTTAAAAATATCAAGTATTTTGTTGAAGAACCAAATATTTTTTGTCATCCCAATGACTTATGTGTTGATTTGACAATGCTAAAATCAGATTTAACCACACCCGATATTGAAGGTTTCAAAGCATGGTTAAAAGCTAATCCAACTACAATAATTTATCAACTCGCTACGCCAGTAGTAGAGATTGTAGAAAATTGTGTAGATATAGATTTGGACACTTTTGAAGAAAAAACTTATTTTAATATATTAAACTCACTTCCAGGTAGTTTAGATTTTAAAGTACCTTCAAACCTAGGAAGCTCTTTGCAGAATTTAGCTAAAGAAGTTAATAACATTTGGGATGTTATTAATAATTTATTAGTACCAAGCATAGTAAAAGCTAATGGAAATCTTGCTATGATTAAATTAAATAATAATTTAAAATAAATGAAAGGATGATTAATTATGATGTATGAATTATGTAAAAGACAAATAGAAAATGGATGTAAAACAGAGAAGGAAAGAGATGAAATGAAGCAGTTTTTAGGTTGCTTCATGATGACACATGAAATAACACCTGAACAATATATGGAGTTATCTAATATGTTAAGACCAGTTGCAGTAGTAGTTACACCAACAGAAACTACACCAATACAAGCTTAATAAAACATTAGGAAAATAATTTAAGGCTAGAGATAGTCTTTTTTTATTTCCCTAAATTATATAAGAAGGAAAGGAAAGCGATATGAATGATGAACTAATGGAACATAGAATAAATAAAGTAGAAGAAAAAGTAGAAGAACATGATAAGAGAGTAGACAAGATAGAACAATCTCAGGCAGAATTCAAGATAGAGATTAAAAACTTGTGTGATAGTATAAAGGGACTTACAACAGCGTTAAAATGGGGCTTATGCTTCTTAATAACAACTTTTGTAGGTTTCTTTTTTTATGCAATACAAAATCATTTATTTAAATAAAAAGAAAGAAGGAATGTAAAATGGAAAAGATATTAGACCCAATTTTAAGTGCAGTAGGAGTTGCTTTAGCTACAGTATTAGTAGCAATAATAAAATCAGTAGGGAATGAAGCAGTTGAATACTTAAAAACTAAAAAGAAAGTTGCAGATCAAAAAATTAAAGAAAGTAAATATGCAGAACTTTTTGAAGTAGGTAAAAATATTTGGAACATGGTTGAAGAAAAGTATAGAGTAACTGATAATATTGAAACTTTAGCACAATCTAAAGCTGATATGTTCGATAATATGTTACTAGAAAAATTTCCACATCTAACTAAAGAAGAATTAATCGAAGTAAGACAAGCTATAGCTGGAGAGGTTAATAAAGGGAAAACTTTGTTACATGAAGATAGTTTAAAACAACAAGCTACACAATTAGTAGAAGAAAATGAGAAATTAAAATTATTAAATGCAGAAACAGAAAATAAATTAGCTGCAGTAAAAAGCTTAAATGAGAGCCTATAATAGGTTCTCTTTTTTATATAAATAAAAATATTTTAAAGAAAGAAGGAATTAATAATGCAAAGTAGAAACAATAATAATTTAAAAGGAATTGATGTATCAAACTGGAAAGGAAATATAAATTTTGAGAGTGTAAAAAATGATGGTGTAGAAGTAGTTTATATTAAAGCTACAGAAGGTAATTACTTTAAGGATAAATACGCTAAACAAAATTATGAGGGAGCAAAAGAGCAAGGATTAAAAGTAGGGTTTTACCATTTCTTTAGAGCTAATAAAGGGGCTAAGGATCAAGCTAATTTCTTTATAGATTATTTAAATGAAATAGGAGCTGTTAATTATGATTGTAAATTAGCTTTAGATATAGAAACTACTGAAGGAGTAGGAGTAAGAGATTTAACTTCTATGTGTATAGAATTCTTAGAAGAAGTAAAAAGACTTACTGGAAAAGAAGTTGTTGTATATACATATACAAGCTTTGCAAATAACAACTTAGATAGTAGACTAGGTAATTATCCAGTTTGGATTGCACATTATGGGGTAAACACTCCAGGAGCCAATAACATATGGGGTTCATGGGTTGGATTCCAATATTCAGAGAATAGAAGTGTAGCTGGTGTAAACGGTGGCTGCGATATGAATGAGTTTACAGAAGAAATCTTTATTGATTCAAGTAACTTTAATTTAGATAATGCTACTACTAAAAATGTAAGCACTAAATTAAATATAAGAGCTAAAGGAACTACTAATTCTAAAGTGATTGGTTCAATACCAGCAGATGAAACATTTAAAATAAAATGGGTTGATGAAGATTATCTTGGTTGGTATTACGTTGAGTACAACGGAGTTGTTGGATATGTAAATGCAGATTATGTAGAAAAGCTACAAATGGCTACTACTTATAATGTTAGTACATTCTTAAATGTAAGAGAAGAAGGATCATTGAATTCTAGAATAGTAGACAAAATAAATTCAGGTGATATTTTTAGAATAGATTGGGTGGATTCCGATTTTATAGGATGGTATAGAATAACAACTAAAAATGGAAAAGTTGGATTTGTTAATGCTGAATTTGTTAAGAAGCTTTAATTTAAAAGATGTGGATAGTTTTCATACTATCCACATCTTTTTTATTTTAGGAGTTTATTTATAAAAATAAAGTTAATCTATATTTAAATTATTGTAATTTTATAAAACTTTATACATTAACAAAAATGTTATATAATGTTAATATAAATTTATATACATTTTAGCAGACAAAAGAGGTGAATATATGAAAAAGAAAATTATAATAGGTGTTTTAGTTGTTTTAGTTTTATTTTTAATTTTTGGATTTAAAGATTTCAAGAAAGGTATTAATGAAGGTTTTAATGAAGCATTAAAAACTGAACAATCAAAATAAAATCAAATTAATTAGGGAGGAATTATGAAGGTTGGATATAGGAAACCAAATCTAAAAAAAAGTGTCAAAGCAAGAACAACTGGAAAAGTAAAAAGAGAGATAAATAAATCTATAAATACTACATACGGGAAAAGTGGAATGGGATGGGTTAATGATCCTAAGAAGGCAGCTTATAATAAAGTATATAATAAAACAACAAGTGGAATTAATGACAGTATAAAAGATAATAAAGAATATTTAAATAATTATGATAAGCATGAAGAAGAAAAGGAAAGTATATTTAGTTTAGTAGCACTTATATTTAAATTTATTTTTAGTCTAGTACAAGTAATATTTTATTTAATAGTTCTTGGAGTTATACTTTACTTTATGTTTGTAATAATTTTTTAGGAGGAATATAAATGAAGAAGATATTAAGTTTATTAATGGTAGTATTAATGTCAACACTTTTTTTTATAGGATGTGGAGATGAAGAAAAAAATAATAATCAAAATACAAGTCAAAATATAAGTCAAAATACAAATGAAGGACAAGACTCAATGTTGAGTCAAGATGAAAAGGATTCTTATAAAGAAAAAGCAAAAAAAGCTTTAGTTGGACTTGAAGTAAATGATATAGATGTATTGACTCAAAATAAAACGAAGAAACCAATAATATCAGTACAAGTAGTATTTAATGGAACTAAAGGAAATATAGATAAAAAATCATTAGAAAATTTTATAAAAGATATAAAGAAAAGAATAGAACCAGTTTCAAAATTATATGATATTACAATATTAGATAGAAATACTCAAATTATAGCAACAACAGGCTATGAGAATGAAGGAAAAATAAACTTTTTTGAATAAGTTGATTAAAAGCATAGTTTTTAACTATGCTTTTTTATATATAAATAGGAAGAAACTAAATAATTTACATACAACTTATTGTGTGTAATGAAATATATCTAGTATGTTGTATGTAGTTGGATTAAACCAAGTAAATAAGCCAGTTAGACTTATTTACGAAGTTTAGGAAAAAGTTTAATTTCATAATCTTTTCCCTTTTCAGTTTTAGTATATTCAATTTTATATAGTATGCTTTTAAGAAGATTATTTTTTTTAGAAACATCTTTAGTTAAATTATATGCATCTAATACATTTTTAAAATGTTTAATATCTTCCTCATAAGAAGTATAAGAATTCTTTTTAACTTTCTTTTCTAAAGATTTTAAAGTATGTGTAATATTTTCAATTCTATCATTTATATTTTTAGATCTTTCTAAGAATGTATCTTCATCATATAAATTTCTTTCTAAAAGGTCAAAGAGCTTAAGTCTTTGATTATTTAATGTTGTTAGTTCCTTTTTTAAATTAGTTATTTGTATAGAATACATATCAATATCTTCTTTTTTGATTGAATTTTTAATTTCAGCACTGTAGTTACTTAAGTAATCTTTAAGAGCTTCTAAGCAATCAGATTCTACATTATCAAACCTAGTACTTTTATTTCCACACTTATAAATACACATAAGTCTATTTATTCCTCTTGCTTTTCTCATAACCATTTTTTTACCACATATTCCACAGCTTATTATACCAGCGAATGGATTAACAGGAGCATTAGAAAGTTGATAAGGAATATGATAGCGACCTTTTAAAATTTTTTGTGCTGATTCCCAAATTTCATTAGTTACTATACCAGGGTGTTTTCCATCTGCAATAATCCATTCGGATTTATCTCGTGTTCTTGTATCTTTAACTTTACCTGGAGTTTTACTTTTCTTTATATCTTTTCGTTTCCATGGAATCTTACCGATATAAATTGGATTCTTTATTATAGTTAATACAGAAGAGGGACTAAAGTTATTGCCTAATTTAGTTTTATATCTTAAGTTATTAAGTTCATTAGCTATAGCACTAGCACCATTCCCTTCTATATAGAGTTTAAATATTAAATTTATTGCAGGAGCTTCATCTTCATTTATTTTTAAAGTTCTATTCTTTTTTATAAAACTAATATCATACCCGTATGGAGGATTGGTAGCTATATAGTTACCTTCCTCAATTGAACGTATTCTCCCACCTTGCATTCTTCTATTTATTGTCTTTAATTCTCTTCTACTAAAGAAAGTTTTAAATTCTGTTATCTCTTCATCCATTTCATTGTCTAGATCATATGTCTTTAATGGAGTTATAATTTTTGTTTTACTCTCTTTAAATGCATCTAAAATAATTCCCTGATCTTTCATTCCGCCACGACCAAGTCTATCTATATCCATTACTAATACACCATAATACATATTGTTTTCTACTTCTTTTAAAAGTTCTAACATTTTAGGTCGAAAAAATAAACTATCTCCAGATACAATTTCTTCTTTTATATCAGTTACATTTAATTTATTTTCTTTAGCAAATTTCAAAAGAGCATTACGGTGTTTTGAAAGAGTTTCCCCTTCTCCTAATGTTTTTTCAAGTTCTTCATCAGCTCTAGACTTTCTTAAATAAATACATATTTTTTTATTCATTGGAAAATACCTCCTTTTACATTCATTATATGTAATTAATAGATGTAATTCAATAAAATAAAGACTAGGTAAATAAATATAATTAAAACCTAGTCTTTATCTAAAATTAATATTTTATTTTCTTTAACATTAAGAGCGGTAGCTAAGTCATGTACTGTTTTTAATCTTAAACCTAAAACTTTGGATTGATTATTATTTTCCAACTTAGATAAATAAGATTGACTTATCTTTATTTTTTTAGCTAATTCTTTTTGAGTTAAATGGCGTTCTAATCTTAAATTTTTTATATCTAAGTGCAATTTTATCACCAAATTTAATTTTATTAAATAAATGTTCGAAAAACAATACATAAATAAAGGAAAAATGTGTATTAAAATGTCAAAAAATATTCCTGGAGGGAATACAAAAACATGGTAAAATTTATGTGTACTTTTTGTTAAACATTTTACTTATTTGCAAATAAAGAAAAAAATAGTTATAATATATACGAACAAATGTTCGATTAAAATAGCTAGTATGTTTATATAAAGTAAATTTGAGTTTAGGATATTTTAAATTATTTTAAAATATTAGGGGGAAATACAGATGAGTGAAGAATTTTTAGAACTTTTAAAAACTTTAGAAAGGGAATTAAATAAAATTAATAAAAATAAAAAAGAAGATGATTAATCATCTTCTTTAGGGTTTAACTTTAATTCAGCTTCTAAAATTTTTATTATAGATTCATAATAAGCAGGTGGAATAACTCCATCAATTATTTTTCCAGCTGCTTTTAAATTATCTAGGTATATTCCCAAAACTTCAAATCTTTTATAATTCTTTTCGAGTGAATTGTCAGTTTTATCTATCCATTCATTTAGAGAAGAATTTGTGGCACTAGCTATTTTATTTAAAGTTTTTATATTAGCTAGTTTTCTTCCGTTTTCTAAATCAGCTAGATAACTTCTACTTATTCCTATTTTTTCGCTGAATTGATTTTGAGTTAAACCATGATCTTTACGATATTGTTTTAATTTATTAGCTAACATAAAAATCATCCTTTCTATAATGATTATACATATAAATGTCGCAAAATGCAACAAAACAAATCAATATTAAATGTTAATTTAATAAAAACATTTAAAATGATATTATGTTAAATTCAAAGAAATACAGAGTAATTTAAAGAAAATTTAATATAATTACTTTAAAAAGGTTTGGTTTTATTTTTGCAAAATGTCTCAAAATGCGACATAATTAAATTAAAGTTAGATTGGAAAGGAGATATAGTAGTGACATTAAGAGATCTAAGGAAAAAGAATAAATTAACACAAGATGAAGTGGCAAAAGAATTAGGAATACATAGAACAACATTAGTAAGAATAGAAACAGGAAAATCACATCTAAGAGCAGAGCATATCAATATTTTAGCAAATCTTTATAATACAGATGAAAAAGAAATTTTTGAACTATACGATAAATGTCGCAAAAAGCGACAAGGGAGGAAGAAAGATGAGTAAGGAATTTTTAGAACTTTTAAAAATTTTAGAAGAAGAAACTAAAAAAATAAAAAATAATAAAAATCAATAGATTTGAATATTATTTTTTAAGCAGTATTTTAGGAGGAATAAAATGGCTACTAAAATTATTATAGTTGAGCCAGAACTTACAGAAGAAGAAAATAATTTCAATTGGCAAAGGGTTCTAGAAGCTTTAGAACCTATTGCCAAAGAAATATTTTTAGAAAAAACAGAAAGAGCTTAAGATAAAAAGGCTTAATAGGCCTTTAAAAATTTAAGTGAAAAAGGTTTAGAATCTCAATATATTCTATTCATTTAAATTAAAAAATATGATTTGAGAGGTATATTTATGGTATTTAGAAAGATTCAAGAGTTAAAGAAGAAATATAGTGATGAGGTTTTTAAAGGAATATTATGTAGTGTTGAAGAGGATATAAGATTTAATAGAATCAGATTTGGAAAAAGAACTAATCAAAAAGATTTTTTGCAAATTCTAAATACTACAGAAGGTGTTTGGAGGGGTTGTATTGGAAGATAAAAGAGGATTTTGTGCAGTAATTATAGCAGATATTATATGTGTGGCAGTATTGCTTTGGTTTATATTTTCATGAATGAGATAGTAAGACAAGCTTTAGAAGAAGCTGAAAAATTAGTTTTAGAAAATGGAAAGAGCTATAAGGAAATGTGCAAAATTATAAATTTTAAATATAAGAAATTAATGAAAGGTATTAAGAATGAGAAAGTGTAAAATTTGTGGTTCAACTGTTAATCTACAAAAGCATCATGTAATTAGTAGAAAGCAGCAACCAGCTTTAATAAAATGTGAAATGAATTTAGTTGATTTGTGTGTATATTGTCATACAAGTGGACCAAGAGCAGTTCATGGAAATGGATTTAATGAATTGAAAAAAATGAGGTTAGAAAAGCAAAGAGAATACTTTGAAATATTTAATGAAGAGAAATATTCTAAAGAAATAATCAAAGATATTTTAGGCATTAATCAAAATGATGTAGACAAGCTTTTAAGACCTCTTAAAATGTCTAATGGATTATATGAAAGAGAAGATATTATTAGGCAATGCATGGGAGGAAAATTACTTATCGATACTTTAAGTATATTAGAGAAATGATTATAGAAAGATTACCAATAAATAAATAAAAACACATTGATGTAACTCGCCAGTCCACAATGTGTTTTCATTTTACTTTTACAACTAAGAAAAAGTCTATATTTATATTCTATCTTCTTAGTTTAAAAAAGTCAATTTAAGAGGCGATTGAGAGGCTTGTAATAGGTATTATCTTAAGAACCATAATTGATAACAAAAGAAGAGTAAGGTGAGGAGGTAGATATAAGAATGATATATAGAGAAAAGAAAATATATAGTGGGAATATGTTGGAGATAGAAATATATCCAATAACTTTACAAGAAAGAAAACAAAGTAGAAGGAAAAAAGAAAAAGAAAGTGTACCTAAACAGAGAAATCTGAATGAGAAAAATGCTAAGAAACATTTAGCTAGGTTAATAAACACTAATTTTACAGATAAAGATTTAACAGTAACGTTAAGTTATGATAATGAACATCGCCCTAAAACTGAAGAAGAGGCATCTAAAGATGTTAGAAATTTTATAAGAAGAATAAAGAGGTATTTAAAAAAATATAAAAAGCCTGATCTAAAATATATTGCAGTAGTAGAATATGCTGAAAATATAAAAATACATCATCATATTGTATTAAGTGGTGATATAGATAGAGAGAAGTTAGAAGAATTATGGGGAAAGGGTTGGGCAAATTCTCACAGATTAAAAGCAAATGAATTTGGATATGAAGAGTTAGCTAAATATATAGCTAAGGATCCAAAAGGAAGAAAAAGATGGAGTCAAAGTAAAAATTTAAAAAAGCCAATTGTAAGAGTTAATGATTTTAAGTATAGCAGAAGAAAAATAAGAGAGATAAAAACAACACAAGGAGAAAAAGCTTATTTTGAAAAGATGTTCAAAGGCTATACATATAGAGATTTTAAATATATAGAAAATGAAATTAATGCATGTACTTACATAACTATTAAGATGCAAAAGATAAATGGGAGGAATTGATTATGAAAATAAAGGTTGGACAAAAAATAAAAGTTAATGTTGTAGAGCTTAAAGAGAAAAAAGAAAAGTTTGGAGTTATCGAAGGAATTTATGAACATCACATTTTAATTAATTTTGGAGCTTATAAAAGTTCAATAAATAAAGCTGAAATAATAGCTGGAGCAAAATTTTTTGTAAGAAAAAACAGAGAATGGATTAAGGTTGATAAAGAAGATTTATAGCAGTTTGAAATTTTAGAAAGGAGAAAAGTAATTAAATAAGATTATATAAGTAATAGTATTAAATTACTTTTGAAGCTATGGAAAATAAATATTTAGAACATATAGCTGTTACAGAGGGATTAAAAACTTATCATTATAAAGTTTTGATGTTACTTATTACAAATAGATTTACACAATCAGAAGTAAGCAATATTTTAGAAGTGAAAAAACAGAATATAAATAAAATATTTAAAGAACTTTTGGATATGGGATTAATAGAAAATAGTGAAACCATAGGAAGAAATAAATATTTTAAAGCTGTAACAGATATCAAGAAAATAAATTCAAATATACCAGGACAAATAAAATTTATTTAGAGGTGTAGGTATGTTAGTTAGAGTAATAAAAGAGTTTTCAAACAAATTAAAACAATTATTTTGTAACCATGAATATAAGGAGGGAAGAGAAAGAGTACCTTTTTATTATCGAAATGGCGATGTGATATACCTAAAGTGTATTAAATGTGGAAAAGTTAAAAACAAAGAATGGCAATCAAGGGAGTAGTAAGATGGAAGAAAAATTAAGTAAAGAAGAGGAATTGTTTATCAAGAGATTCCAGGAGCATATAGAAGCAGATCAAGAAGATGTTAAACATGCTTTAAATATTAATAGACAACAAAGAAAACAGTATATAAGAAGAAAAGAAAAAGAACTAAGAGCAGTAAAGAATTTAACACCTATACAAATAGGGATTATTACAAAACTTTTAAATAAAGAAAAAGAGAGAATGGATATTAGTATAGAAGAAACAAGAATGAGTACATATAGCTGTATCAATGCTGCATTAACAGAGCTATATAATTTAAAAAATGAAGAATTAATAAAAATATGGGATGCGACTAATAATCTTTTAGAAGAGGATATAAAAGCTAGAAGAGGATTAGGCGAATTAAGTAAAGAGGAGATGGACAAGTTGGATAAGGAAGTAAAAACAAGAGTTGGAGAATTAATATATCAAGGTAAGAAACAAAAGGAAATAATAGAAACACTTAAAAAGGAATTCCCTAAATTATCTTCAGCAATGAGAGTTAATGCATTTAAAGAGGTTAAAGAGTGTTGGAATGAAGAAAAGAAACTGGATGGTAAATCACATAATAAAATCATAGTTGATGAATTTGAAGAAAGACAAGTTAAAGTTGATGAAGAAATAAATAAGATAAAAGAAGAAGAGGAGCAAGATATGGGATTTGAAAAAGTATCAATGAGTGGTGTTATTAAAATGGATAAAGAAGGAATTAAAATAAAAGTTCCAAGTATAATAGATCTATTAAAAGAACAATTAAATATGAAAAATAAGGAAGAGGAAAAAGAAACTGAAGAACTTAAAGAGTTAGAAAAAAGTATTGCTGCTAAGAAAGAAAAAATAAATAAAATCCAAGAAGATATAGCGAGAATAGAAGAGGCTTCTGCTATATTAGAACCAGTTAATATTTAAAATGAATATGGCCTATTAAATCTTAATTTGATAGGCCATATTAAAAGAGGTGTTTGCATTGGATATAGGTCAAAAATTAAAGCAACTTAGAAAAAAATCAAAACTAACTCAAAAAGAATTAGCAACTATTTTAGGTGTAAGTACTATAACTATTCAAAATTATGAAAATAATAGGCGTACTCCAAATTCTGAAATGTTAGTAAAAATATCAAAAGCTTTAAATATCCCTTTTAGTAAATTTATAAACGAAATTTATATAGAAGATAAAGAAATTGAAGAAGCAATGTTAACTGTAAAGGGAGAACTTAGAGAGTGTTTTGAAGTTCTAAAAAATGAAAAGATAACTATTGAATATATTAAATTATTAGGAAAAGTGTGTACTTACTATGGATATACAATGGATGATTTGAAAGAAAAGCTTATTTTAAATAAAAGTGATAAGGAGAAGTTAAAACTATGAGAGATACTAGGAAATGCCAACTATGTGGTAAGGAAATAAAAAATGATTATGCTAGAATGATTTGTCCAGTAGGATTTGAGTTATTGAATTTTTGCTTAGAGCATGAAGGAGATAAAAGAGTAGAAGAGATAATAAAGAGAAAAGAAGAGGAAGCTAAAAATACTAATGAAGAATTTTACATAGTAGGTTCATGTGTATGTGATTATGGAATCTATAACAAAGAAGGGAAGTTAGAACTACTTTTAAACCAAAGGAAAAATGCTGAAGAGATTTGTAAGATAATGAATGAAGATTATAGGAGTACACGATTATGAATAAAAGTTGTTTAGAGTGTTACTTTAAATATTCAGATCCTGAAGGATGTACTTGGGGAGAAGAGTGCTTTGGGAAAGAAATATGTAATAAGTACACTAGAAAATGCTGTGAATGTTCTGATCAAGCTAATTATAAATATAATGGGAAATACTATTGCACAGATTGTTTATTAGAAAAATTTGATATAGAAGAGGAAAGAACAACTAGATATTATTTAGGAACTAGATATCTTGGTGACGATGATGATATTGATACTGTTGTTAAAAATTTAAATGAAGGTATTAAAAAAATAAAAGATGAGGAGAAGTATAATGAGTTGTAAATATTGAAGAAAAGGAATTAGAAAGATTATAAGATATTTGTATTTATTATAATTTAATTTGTTTTAAATACAAATTAAAAAGGTGTAGATGATGGGAAGAAAATGTTTTGATAAGAAAAGAATAATTTTAGAGGATTTAAATTTTCAATGGGAAGTTAAGAAAATTAAAAAAGTTAAAAATTTATGGAATGAGGGTACTAGCTTTAAAGAAATCGTAAAAGAAGTAGGTAGAGAAGAAGATGAAGTATTTTTGTTATTATTACATTTGGCGAGAAAAGGAAGAATAGAGAATAGAGTAGGATATATATGGGGAATGCAGAGGTAGTGATTATATTAAAAATATTTAATAATAGTAAATATGAAAGGATTTTTATTTATGGATAAAGTAATAATAGAAGAGGCTATAAAAAGAGCTATTAGAGAATTTGATAAAGAAAAAAGAGAGGAAAAAAAGAAAACAGTTTTACATAATACAAAATTGCTTATGAAAAACTTTAATAGTCTTAAAGCTCATTCAGATAAAGCTAAGTATAATTTAAAAGACTTTGAGTTGGAAGAGGAAGACGATGACGATAGAGCATATATAATGAGTATAAGAAGAAGTAAATTAAGAACAATGATAATGGTATCTCATATTGAAATGGCAATGGGAGAATTAAAAGCAAAGAAAATAAGAGAAGGAGCCTTTGAACAATATAGAGCTTTAGAAATGTATTATGTAGAACAAAAGACATATGATGAAATAAGGGAAGAATTAAATTGTGGACAAAATACACCATTAAGATGGATTAATTCATCAATAAAGGAGTTAAGTGTATTATTATTTGGTTTAGATGGAGTAAAGATAGAAATGGTTTAACTTTGGTGTAAAGATGGTATTTTTATAGTATTATCAAAGAGTTATAATGGTAGTGTGATAAGTTATAAATTATCATTCGGATGTTATTATGCCTCCTTTTATATGTATAGATTAAAATATTAGTGTGTGGCAAGGCGTAAAAGCCTTGCATCATGGAAGGCCTTTAGTTGGATATGCTTAAAGATGGTTCGAATCCATTGCCTTCCAAAACTCTTAAGTTTATTGTAAATATATAAATTAACCCTAATTAAATAACCCTCTGATGGGATTACATTAAAAAAGACACTTCTTAGATGAAGTGTCTTTTTTATTTACCTATTTTTTTAAAATATTCTTTAAGAGAAATTTCTATTAGTTCAGCTACAGATATTTCTTTTTCTATAGCAATTATTTTAGCTTTTTTTATTAATTCATCATCAATAGTAGTTGTAAACTTCTTTTTCAAGCTGATCACCTCTTTAACTTTATAGTTTAATTATAACTTATATACGTATATAAGTACAATAAAATATCTACTTCTTATTGACATATACGTATATACGTATTATTATTTATATAAAGAGTATATACGTATATACGTATTGAGTATAAAGAAGTAGATGTTGCCCTTAAACTACATTAAAAAAAGGTCAAGTTTGGTGAAGCTAATGCAAAAAGTTCACTCGGTTATTCTTATAATATACATTTATAAGAATATTACGTAAGTCTTAGTGAAACTTTGGTGAAGATGTTTAGTCTAAGTAGCTTATAAGCTATATGACAAAATCCAACGGATTGAGGAATATCAGCAATAGAAAATTTATCTACTGCAAAAGAAGGAACGCACAGAACATAAGAAATTATGGACAGGTAGGGATATGAATCCTGTTTGATGTGTGGATTAGTTGAAATACTAATCACTAATGTATTATTACCGAGACCATAGGTTTAATGTGGCGAGGCTCTATATACAGAAGAGTGGTAATATAGGTATCTTGTTAAATTTAAAAGTTTGCAGGATACCTATATACATTTTGAGGATAGACCAGAAGATTAAGCCTTTGGCACTTAAAAGTCAATAATAAGTACAAGATTAGGAGATAAGTTAATATGGCTATTTTAAAGTTATGTAGTTGGCATGGCTGTACTAAGATTATTGAAGAAGATAAAAAGTTTTGTAGTTATCATGAGAAGAAGGATTCAGTAGAGCAAAGAGAAAGATATAAAGAGTATAAGAAAAGAAGAAGTCATAATGATGAAGTTAAAAGATTCCAAAGCTTCTATAATTCAGATGCATGGAGAAGAATTAGAGAATTAGGAATTAAAGATACTCTAGCTATAGATGTAGTTGATTATTATAAGTTTAATAGAATAAGACAAGGCGAAAGAGTTCACCACATAATAGAATTGAATGATGACTTTGGTAAAGCTTTGGATAGAAATAATTTAATTTATCTTACAGAGAAGAACCATAGGATAGTACATAGAGAATATATCAATGGTAATAAAGCAAAAATGCAAGAACTATTATTAGATTTAAAGTTAAGGTTTATGGAAGAATTTAATTTGTAGGTGGGGACTATAAAAAGTTTAGAGAAGAGCAAAAAGGTCGCAGTGTCTA